AAGTTCATGTATGAGCAGGAACAGAAGGCGTTGACCGAAGATCCCGACACTTGGCATGAGAAGGTAATCATTGTCGATGACTGTCGATACATGAATGAGGTCGCTACTGCCAGAGATCTAAAGGCATTAACTGTCTTTGTCTCAGCAGGAGACAGAGAGTTACCAGAAGCCAAGGCTGAGTGGAGAAACCATGAGTCTGAAGCAATGGCTAACGCTCTTGAAAGAAATGACAAGAACTACACTGAGGTCTTTGACTATGTGGTTCGTAATGCTTTTTCAGAGAGACAGTACAAGAACAAGGTCACTGAGAAGTTTGAAGAATGGTTTCATATCCTGTCAGAAGGATTGGTTGGAAACCTATGCTCTTGTGAGATGTGTATTGCCTCAAGAGAAGACCGTGATCCCGATGCCGAGAGAGTAGTTCAACACATACTAGATATTATCCTAGGAGAAAAGAATGATGGAAAGACCTGATGTTGCTGTGCTTGATGGAGATATCCTATGCTATCGTGTTGCTTTCTGGGCAGACCAAGAAGGTGTGGAATATCTAGAGGAAAGACTTGAGCATGACATCAAGGCTTGGACTCCAGCTGGTATGACCAAAACCTATATTGCCATGTCTTGCAGCCGCAAGGATAATTACAGACGAGACTTCTGGGAATCCTATAAGGCTCACCGGGATGTCCGTAAGCAGACTCCAGACAGCATGGACTATGCTCTGGAGCTGATCAATCAGCATGACATTCTGACAGTTCCCCGGCTAGAGGCAGATGATATCATGGGTATCATGGCTTCCTCTGGCAAGGGTATTGCCGTGACAATCGACAAGGATCTGAGATCCGTACCCGGTTGGCACTGGAATCCAGACAAGGAACACACACCAGAGATTGTGGATGAGTATACCGCAGACCTTAATTTCCACAAGCAGTGGATCATGGGGGATACTACGGATAACATCCCCGGCATCTGGAAGTGGGGACCAGCCAAGGCCGAGAAGTGGCTAAAGTATGTCCACCCCCGGAACTGGTCGGCTGCTGTATTGGCAGCTTATGACCAAGCCAAGCCACAGGATGGCACTAAATACGATTATGATTACTGTTTGGCTATGGCTAGGTGCGTCCGCATCCTACGGGATGGTGAGTATGACAAGCAGACCAAGCAGATTAAACTATACTGCCCAATAGTTGGGGCTACTGAAGAACAAAACCAAGGAGATACCAATGGATACTAAAGTTACTTGCTTTGACACAAACTCAGCTGTCTATGCTGATAACAATAATTACAATACTTCTACTTATTCCTATAGCCCAGCTGGTATCCCTATGGTTCTCCATACTGATTATTGTAAACCTGAGTATAAGACTAAAGGTGCTGCAGGGGCTGATCTAAAATCCATGCTTAACCTTACTCTAGCTCCGGGTGCTGGTCATCTGATTTCGACCGGGGTATCTTTGGCTATTCCAGAGGGTTTCGTGGGTCTTGTATTCCCACGATCTGGTCTGGCATCCAAAGGTATTACCCTAAAGAATTCTGTTGGTGTTATCGACTCTGATTACCGAGGTGAAATTATGGTATCCTTGGTAAACAACTCATACGAGACTGTCGAAATCAACAAGGGTGATCGCATTGCACAGATTGTCTTCCTGCCTGTTACTCAATTCCCGTTCATCTCTGTCGATAAACTTCCAGAGACTGCAAGAGGAACTGGTGGTTTTGGAAGCACAGGAGGAAACTGATGGATACATTTCAAAACTTTATTGCCATCTCTCGCTACAGCCGATGGATGGATTCTGAATCTCGCCGTGAGACTTGGGATGAAACCGTGGATCGTTGGTGGAACTACTTCACCGCCAAGGTTCCAGCCCTAGCCTTACGACCAGATGTTCGTGATGCAATTCTAAATCTTGAGGTACTACCCTCAATGCGTGGGCTTATGACCGCAGGACCAGCTTTGGACCGCGACCATACCGCACTTTACAATTGCTCCTATCTTGAGATTGATTCACCACGATCATTCTCAAATCTAATGTACATTCTAATGTGTGGTACTGGTGTTGGCTATACTGTTGAGCGTCGATGCACAGATAAGCTGCCAACCATTCCCACAATTCACAAGATGTTTGATCAGGTAATGTCAGTCGATGACAGCCGTGAAGGTTGGTGTGACTCTCTCCATTACCTAATCAAGAATCTTTACATGGGTGTCCACCTCAAGTGGGACACCAGCAACATTCGCAAGGCTGGAGAAAGACTCAAGACTTTCGGAGGACGCGCAAGTGGTCCTGCCCCGCTTGAGGAAGTATTCCGCTTTGTCGTTCAGACATTCTACAAGGCTCAGGGACGAAGACTCACTCCGCTTGAGTGTCACGACATTTGCTGCAAGATTGCTCAGTCAGTCATAGTTGGTGGCGTTCGCCGCTCAGCAATGATCTCTCTCAGTGATCTCGCGGATCGTGAGATGGCAACATGCAAGAGTGGTGCTTGGTGGGAATCATCAGGACACCGCGCCCTAGCCAATAATTCCGCTGTTTATAATGGTCGTCCTTCAATGGGACAATTCCTAGAGGAGTGGACAGACCTGTATAACTCTCACAGCGGAGAGCGCGGTATCTGCAACCGTGATGCGATGAAGGCTATTGCAGTCAAGGCTGGTCGTAGTGATGATTATTATTATGGGACCAACCCTTGCTCTGAGATTATCCTCAGACCTAATCAGTTCTGCAACCTATCGACCGTTGTAGTCCGCGCTTCAGATACACCTGAGACATTAGCTAAGAAGATTGAGATGGCTACAATCATCGGCACAATCCAGAGTATATTCACTCACTTCCCTTATCTTTCCCGTGAGGATTCCTCATGGACAAAGAACTGCGAAGAGGAGCGACTTCTTGGCGTGTCGATGACAGGCATCTTTGACAACAAGCTTATGTCTGGCATCCTTGGTTACGGAAAGCTCAAGCATGTTCTTGAGAATCTCCGTGAGATTGCAATCAAGACAAATCTTGATTGGTCTAAGCAGCTGGGTATCAGCCCAAGCAAGTCAATCACTTGCATCAAGCCAGAGGGAACTACCTCATGCTTGGCTAATTCGGCCAGCGGTCTTCACCCAAGATATGCCGAGCACTATTATCGTAGAGTTCGTATCGACAAGAAAGATCCGTTGTACCTGTTAATGCGTGATGCTCAGGTTCCTGTCGAAGACTGCGTAATGAATCCAGATTCAACAGCAGTATTCACATTCGCTCAGTCTGCTCCCTCCGGTTCTCTTACACAAGATGAACTACAGGCAATCGACCACCTTAATTTGTGGCTCGCTTATCAGGAGCATTACTGCCAGCACAAGCCAAGCATCACCGTCAACTATTCCGACAGTGAGTTCATGCCAGTAGGACAGTGGGTATGGGAGAACTTTGACAAGATCTCCGGTATCTCCTTCCTGCCGAAGTCTGACCATGTATATGCTCAGGCTCCGTTTGAGGCAATCACCAAGGCAATGTACGATGCTTATCAGATGACTGCCGTGGATTTCAATGCCCTCTCGTTGTATGAGAAGGTCGATACCACAACATCATCGCATACAATGGCATGCACCGCTGGTGCTTGCGAAATAATTGATCTAACAAAGTGAGAACAACATGGTAACTAGTATTCAACAGGCCAAGAATCGTCTTAATCTATCTGCTGGCATTGGTCCCGGTGAAACCAAGCTAATGCTAAAGGATCTCTATACAGAGATTGAAACCTTACAGAAACAGATTGAGGCTTTAACAAATGAAATCAGAAAAATTTCCGAGAATAGATCCAGATCTAATAAAGATACTGGAAGAAACATATAAACCTCTTGCTTACGAACCAGACATGTCTCAGGATGAGTTCGTAAGAAAAGCTGCTTATCGCGCAGGACAGATAGAGGTTGTCAATAAACTTAAGGCTGTCCTCAAACAGCAACAAGGAGGCAAGTAATATGGGTGGAGCACCTAAAATCAGTGGTGGAATGACCTTTGCTGAACAACAGAAACTTATGCAGGAAGAAAGAGACTTCCAAAAACAACAGGAAGCCGAGAGGCGCGCTGCCGCAGAAAAAGCGGAAGCAGATAGAATTGCTAGAGAAGAAGCAGAAAGAGCGAGAATCAAGGCAGAAGAAGAAGCCAGACTCG